GGGACGCATCTGGACTTGGCTGGTAAATACCGTCAATAACGTAATTCAGTGGGGGCAGAACTTATACTCCACAATGACAACAGCAGCCACAAACGCAATCAACAGTGTAACGAGCTGGTTCCAGCAGTTACCAGGTAAAATCTGGACTTGGCTGGTGAACACGGTAACGAAAGTCGGCCAGTGGGCGATCGACCTGAAAAATAAAGGTGTCGAGGCGGCTCAATCCCTCGTGAACGCCGTAATTGACGGGGTTTCTTCTTTGCCCGGAAAAATGAAAGAAGTCGGAATAAATATCGTAAACGGTGTCTGGAATGGTATTTGTAGTGCCAAGGATAAATTCGTAAACGATGTTAAGAGCTTCTTTTCCGGAATCGTAGACGGTGTAAAGGATGCCCTGGACATCAATTCCCCGTCAAGGGTAATGAAAAAAGAGGTAGGTCGCTGGATTCCTCCTGGTGTTGGAGAGGGTATCGAGGAAGAAATGCCCGAACTGTACGACCAGACAGACGAGGAAATGGCGAAGCTGGCGGAACACATGCAGGCGGCAGTCGATGTGGAAACCGGAAAAATAACGGTTCGTTCCAAAGCTCAGGCAGAACATACAGCTGATACCGAGATGCCGACAGGTGGAGACACCTATATTGACGAGCATATCGAGCAGGAAAATAACTACCATACACCGGTGGCA